CGAGGTCCCAGCCATCGGTTCGGAAGCGGTTGTCGTCTCCGATGAAGCCCAGGAGCGATGGGGACGCCTTCCCTTCCAGGACGCGGTCAACAGCCGACTGGAGGATCTCATTCATCCACTCCCGGTGCGGCACGATGACGAGGGGGATGCCCTCGTACAGGAGCTGGTCGATGGGCTCATTCTCGCTGATCGCGAACACGAGTTTCGTGTCGGGCAGGATCCTGGTGGTCTGGAACGACTCCCAGGCTGCCGCAACCGCTGCCGGCCTGCCCTTCGTGGGGCAGATGACTGTCAGGCTCATGATCCCTCTCTCGCGATGAAGGGGAGGCGGGGCCGTCGTGGGAGTGCGACGGCCCCGTGGATGGAGACTACGCCGACCTAAGCCTCATCGTAGGAGTAGTTCACCGTCTGCTGCGTCCAGTTTCCGGGACCGGCGGTCGCGGCGACAGCGAGCTGCATCGCGAGGTACTTGGTCCAGGCGTTGATCTGGCCGGCGGTGTACTGGGCCACGTCCCAGGTCGCCTTGTTGCCGGCGGTGTAGGTCGTGGCGACCGCGTTGGCGATCGTGGAGGTGGCCGTGGTGCCCTGCTGGTACGTCACGAAGGCCCCGGTGAAGTACAGCACCGTCGACGTGTCGACGGTGCTGTTGAACCACACCTTGAAGCTCTGGACGTAGTTCGAGGGGGTCGCGGTGATCTTGAGCCGGATCCACTTCTCGTAGGAGTTGGTTCCGACCGTGATCGGGTTGGCCTGGCGGTTCGCCAGGCTGTTGGTGCTGTTGTCCGCGCTGATCAGGTCGATACCAGTCACGGAGTCCGCGACGGTCGGGCCCGAGGCTGTGGACACGCTGAGAACGAGTGTTGCAGCCATGTGTGAGTTGCTCCTTGGGCTATGCCCTGGACCTACGACTCAGGGTGAGTCTCGGTGCTCATCGAGGCCAGGATCCTGGCGATCTCGTCCTGGTTGACCCTCACTCCTTCGAGGAGAGCCTCCTGGGGCGTCATCGCCTTCTTCGGGCTCGACGGCTTCGACTGTCCTGCCGCAGGGGCGGGCGGCGGGGTGGCGACCTCCTTGGCCGAGAGCACGTCATCGACGGTCACGACGCCAAGGGGGGTGTTCGCCATGAGCTTGTTGTACGGGTTCTCGGGGTCGTTCGGGTCTCCGAGCGGCGGACGGCCTTCGTCCAGCCTCGCCTCGTTCACCGGCTTCCAAGGCATGCCCGCGAGCGCCAGCTTGTTGATGCTGGCCTTGGACATGGACTCCTTGATGTTCAGCCGCGTGAAACGGAAGGCGAGGTTGTTCTTGGTGCCTCCGTAGCCTTCGTCCCAGACGATCTCCCGTGTGAAGTAGTCCTGCACGAGCGCGAGCAGCGGGCGAAGACCACGGTCTTCCGTCATCTCCTGCTGGCTCTCCGCCGTGGCCCTGTTGATGTCGAACGTGAGGCCCAGGTCCTGCGGCGAGATCGCGTAGACGGCGGCGATCTTCCGCACCAGGTAGTTGAGCCATTCCTGGTACTGCATGTCCCGGTTGGAGCCCCGGAAGGGGACGAACTTGGCACCCTTCGTGCCGCCGATGAAGGCCATGGCCCCCTTGCCGGCGATCTCGGAGGTCCAGTAGCTCTTGAAGCCCTCGATCTGCTCGGGACGAGCACCTTCTCCCAGGTCCAGCATCCCGTCGGGGGCGGCGTTGGTCACCTGGCGGCTGTTGTACTGGGAGCCGTTGACCTCGGAGTCGATGGTCAGCTTCAGGGTCTCAAGAGGAGAAAGCCCCAGGACGGAATAGGTCCGAGGGTTCGCCATGATGTAGATGAAGTCCTCGTTGCGGAACGGGACCTCGTATTGGGGTGTTGGGACCCACCAGTAGCGGGTCTCGTCGGGATCGCCGTCCCAGAGACTGTTGACGCGGATCTTGGCCCCATCCACCGCATGCAGATAGGCGACCGACCCGCCCAGGGTCCTTTCCTTCTCGACGGACCCCGCGTCGAGGACCAGGATGTCCTCGAGGATCGGCTCCACCCACGACCGGAACGACTCCACGGCGAGGTTCGGACGGTTGAAGAGGTCTCTGAGGTCTCGAGCGATCCCCTCGTCGAACTTCTCCTCCTGGTCAAACGGAACGATGTCCCATTCGGCGGAGGACACCTGGGCCTTGCGGATGTTGACCGCTGCCCTGACCCATTCGGAGTGTTCAGCCCAGTTGCGGAACAGGGCACCCGATGTCTTCCCCACCCGTCCGCGCTCCTGGAAGATCATGGAGCTGGAACCCTGTGGGAGGTTCTTGGGGCTGGTCTTGTACGACCAGGTGTTGATGAGGTCGGAGATCAGGCCCATCAGCGGAGCTCCCGAAAGTGCGCCGCAAGAACACGTTCCTGCTGGGCGTTGATGAAGTCCGCCTCGGTCTTCCTGTTGGCCTCGGCAATGGCATCGTCGTAGGTGAGGCGGTGCGTCTCGATGCCCGTGAGGAGCGCCGCGATGTAATCAGGCACGGTTCGCTTGCCATCACGGAACTCGATCTCTGACCATTGGCGGTCTAGGGTCATCGTTTCAGGCTCCCGAAGAAGAAGTTCTCGCCTCCGAGGTCCATCGAGTACCCAAGGGCATCCACGAAGTCATCGTGACCCTTGGGGAAGCTCAGGAGCTCGGTCTCGAATGCAGATCCACGCAGGCTCGTGTGGTGGAAGACCTTGTGGGCCTCGTACTTGGCGGCTGCGGCCCTGGCTCTCGTCACCTTGTCCACGTCCGCCTTCTTGCCCTCGATGGGGATCTTGGGGTAGGTCTCCATGACCTCCTGGATCAGGGTGGACTGGTACTGCTGGGACTCGACGATGACCAGGCCGATGTTCGGGTAGGCCAGCCACCCGTCGCGGATGAAGTCGGCGTGGTGGGACTCGCGTCGGTCGCGGTAGGACGAGAGGACGAAGTAGATGCCCCTGTTCGAGCAGCCATCCGGGCACACGTCCTGGGCGGTCGTCACACGAGCGGTGAAGTCGGCCCGCTCCCTGATCGAGGACGCGAGGTCCACGCCCATGCGGAGCGTGTAGACATGACCCTCGGGGAGCACGCTGAAGTGGTCGAACGGGCCGTGGAAGATGTTGCCGGCGAGCAGGCCGCTGATGTCGTTCTGGTAGGAGCACGAGAAGAGGGGAGAGCCCATCTCCTCCTTCTCCTTGAGCAGCCTGTCCACCGACCAGTACTCGGGCCAATAGCTGACGAGCTGCCCGAACTCATCGGTCGTGAGGGCCGACACGACGTGACTGGGCCAGCCGAAGCCGCCGTCGGCGGTCGGGGACATGAACTTCTCGTAGAGGTCGCCCTCACCCCATCGGGTGCCGATGGCAAGGACCACGCCGTCAGGGGCCAGGCAGGGCTTGAGGGTCTTCTTGAACCAGACCTCGACGCCCTCCTGCTGGTCGATGGACTGGGTGTTCTCCTCGTCGAGGATGTCGTCCAGGAGCAGGAGGTCGAACCGCTTGCTGATGATCGCGCCGCCGACCCCGACAGCGAACATCGTCACGTCCTTGGAGCCCAGCCATCGGCTGCCGGCGCAGAGCCACTCCTTGTCGGTCCACTTCTCGGCGGACGGGGAGGAGTCAGGGAAGACTCGCTTGTGGGCCGGGTTGGACGCGATGGTGTACTTGACGGCCCGGCTGAAGTCCTTGGCCTGGGTGTCGGTGTTGGACACCATGCCGATGCGGATGTCGGGGTACTTCCCGGACAGCCAGCAGCAGAGGATCGTGTTGTCCCAGGTCGTCTTCGCCCCTCCCCGAGGGAGGAGGTAGACCTTGTTCTCGCGGTAGAGGAGGGCCTCGAGGGTCTCGGTCACCATCTCCCGGTGATGGATCGCCGGGACGTAGCCGAAGACCAGCTCCCCGTAGGCGAATACCGCCTCTGGGCCGTCAGTTCTCGCGATCTCGATCAGCGCGTGGGAACGGAGGGCTTGCTGCTCCTCCAACGTCAGAGATGCCGCGAGTAGCTTCGACAATGCCTCGGAGGAGATCGGGGGAGATCCCTCCTGAGGAAAGATTGATGCCAAGGTTCCGCTCCTCGGTGATGCTCGACGGCCTGCCGAAGAGGACGTTGAGGCGGTCGATCAGCATCGCCATGTCCGTGGGCCTGATGATCACCATCGGCTCGTCGACCCACTCCCCGTCACGCAGAACCTTGTGGGTGACCTTCATCTGGAGGCGCATTGCGTTGATCGCCTCGTCGATGGCCTCGATGGCGTTGTCGCGGACCTGGGCCTCCCTGGCCCGCCTCGAGCCCTCGGCGTCGGCCATGTAGACGACCGCCTGCTCGGCTGCCCCCTGGCGGTACTCCTCGCGCTTCCGGGTCCACTCACGCCTCTTCGACTGGGAGGTGATCAGGGAGTGGTTGGCAATGCCGTGTATCCGGGCGAGCTCGCGCAGGCCCATGTCCCCAGCAACGTATTCGAGCTCGAGGGCGTCATAGTCGTATCGCTTGTTCATCGGATCTCCCTGCGGATCCCGATCCTGACCTCGGGGCGGTCGGCCACCCAGATCTCGGTCAGGACGATGCGGGGGTGGCGCATCAGCAGGCGCTCCTGAACCCAGGTCGCGATGCTGCCCAGCTCCTGGGAACCACCGACGAGCATGTCGTCGAGGCTGTGGAGGTGGAGCTCAAGCACCACCTGGAGGAGGTCCTCGTCGAGGCCCTTGCGGGTCATCTCGTCGGTCCC